GTGTTGCAACCGAAGGTGAACCTCCACCTTGAAACTTGTAAGGATTTTTTCCTGTTTTACCAGTCATCCATGCTGAGTTATTTACTGCTGCCAAAATAGTGTCTGTTGAAGCACCTGACTTTAAAGCATCTACAATTGCTGTATACCCACGGTCCCCAGCATTTTTTCCTGTCAACGTTCCTATAGTTGCTGCGTATCCTTCTTCCCAAGACTTGTAGCGTTTTACTCCCACACTATTCATAGACTCATTGTTACTCATGTCTAATGTGGTATTTAAAGGATTGTAGTGAGCAGAGTTTTTCCAGTGTCCACCTTCATGACGCATCCATGTAGTAAGAGCATTTATAGAAGCATCACTGACTGGAGCACCCATTTTTTGAAGAAGACCAGTAGCCCATTCTTTTTCACTACCAGTTCCAAGGATTACCTTTGCTCCACCACTTGTAGCACTACCACTACTAGCACTACCCAAAAGTTCAGCAGGAAGATTTCCTATACCCCCACTTAGTAATTCTTGTAAAGATTTAGAACCAACCATAGCCGATAACTGTTGCCCGTTAGTAGATGTTCCATTATTGCCACTTGCACCCAGAACTCCTGCTAAACCAGAACCTCCTGCTTTGCTTAATTCATCAGGATTTACTGGGTTATTTTTTCCTTTACGTACTTCATAGTGCAAATGAGGACCTGTAACTTTTCCAGTGTCACCGCTTTTTGCAATTAACTGCCCTTGTGTAACAGTGTCACCAACTTTAACCAATACTTCAGACAAGTGTCCGTACAAAGTTTGATAACCGTTTCCGTGGTCAATTTCTACGGTCTTACCGTAATCTGAACCAGGGTTTGTATTAATAACCATTCCACCTAATGATGCGTGAACAGGTGTTCCAATAGCACACGGATAATCTTGACGATGCGTGAACAGGTGTTCCAATAGCACACGGATAATCTTGACCTGTGTGACTTCCGCCAGACCATAAGTTTCCTGTAGCACCGTAAGGTGTTCCTACACCGCCATTAGTAATTGGGGAAGTAGGCTTTGCACTATTTACACCACTAGCACCAAAAGCAGCACCGAATCCTGGAGTACCACCACCCTTACCACCATAAGGGTTTGCAACACCACCAGCAGTGCCTGCCACTGTTCCAGCAAGTGCTGCATAAGGATTTCCTGTGGCTAATCCAGTTAAACCACCTTGACCCGCGTCAAATAAAAGATTTGCAATATAACGCATTTCATCTGGAACATCTGCTTTGTTAAAAAACTTTTGTACTTGCTCTAACCCCATATAAGTTAGTCCAGCAAGTCCTGCTTTTCCTAAAAGACCTTTAAATCCCCCCGCTTTAACACCACCAGCACCGCCTTTGCCCATAAGACCTTTAAGACCTTTAGCACCTAAGAAAGCACCACCAGCAGTCATTAAACCATTAATAACACCACCAGCAGCAATACCCATACCCATTCCTGCACGTGATTCACCCATACCGCCTAAAAATCCTGATGCCACTCCTGCAGTACTAGCCAATTTTTCTAGTGCGGGATTAACTGTGGTCTCAATTAAATCGGCTGCTGCTTTAAGTCCCTTTAATACAGGTTCTGTATACGCATTTAAAACCGAAGTATCTGATGTAGTGATACGCATTTTGTCTGCTAGAGGATTTTGCCCATACCCTAGTTTTGATAAATCAGTTTGTTTTCCTGCTGCTCTATCAACAGAGTACTGCATAAAGAGTTGTCTTTGGTCTTCTGTCATTCCTAAGTCAGTGACTGCTTTGTTAAAACCACCTGCTTGAAAACTATTCATAGTCTCTTCCACACTCATTTTTCCTTGACCTTGAGTGAGACGACCGTAGAGTTGACCAAAAATTTCATCTTGGCCTCGAGCCTTACCAGTTTTTGAATCGTAAGTGCTAACACCCCACCAACATCTGCAACTAAAGCATTGTATTGAGCACTACCTGGTGTAATACCTCTTGAGGCAGCAATACTTGCAATATTTGAAGAAGAAAGAGTGCTTGTAACTCCACCTGCTAAACCACCAAAAGTGGCATTCATTATTGAGGTACGACTCATACTAGAACGAAGAGATGCTCCGTAATAGTTACCAGCACTTGCACCAACTTCTGCAACTCCTGGCATTGCAGTCATTGCTCCAGCAGCAATACCAAAGGTCGCTTGTGCAAGTCCTTGCCCAACTCCCAATAATTTTTGACCACGAGTAGGTGTTAAGCCATATCTAGTGGCCTCCATTCCTTCTCGCATAGCAATTTCTGCAGTGCTATCAACTTTTTCTTGCCCACCAAAAGTTGCTTTTTCCATGTGGGGCATTTGGCTAGTTTTACCAGAACCAATATGACGGTCACCACCGCCTTTGGCAGACTTTGCTTTTCCAGCAACCCCACCCATGGAACCTTCAAGGCGTTTAGTTATTTGCTCAGCAGAAGTCAGGCTTTTGACAATGCTGGATAACAATTCGTCAGTTTGTTTTAACGAATCGTTTAATTCTGCCATGTCAACTCCTTAGTAACCTTCTTTAGCAAGTTCTAACCAATTTTTTCTTTCTCTTACTGAAAGTTCTTTTATCTCAGTAAGAGTCCAACCTTGATGTCTTTCCGACAGTGCTAACCATTCAGCCATCAAAGTCGGGTAGTGCGATACTTTAAAAGCGAAACAAAATCCCTAAATTAATAGGAGTGTTTACCTCACCTTCGCAGTCAGGACAAGGAACTGAAATATCTTCAAAAACTGGTCCAATTGCGTTTTTGTTAATTGCTTCTCCAATTAACCGTCTGTCGCTAATACCTAAGTTTTGAATCTGTGCCTTACTAATAACAGGACGACCGTTAATCTTAAGGATGCAGTTTTCAAGAAGAATAGTTGTCAACTCTGACATAGTTTTGTCAGAGTTATTTACTAACTCTTTTTGACAGTAACCTGTAGGTAAGGTGACTACTACTTCTCCACACTTAGCGTTTACTACAAAACTAGGCTCATCTGTTAGAACCTTTACCTTTATATCTTCATTTATATTAACTGTAACTGGTTTAAAAGCGTTGCATCCGCCACAAAAACCCTGTAGTTCTGGAGTATTACCAAAAGTTGCTCTGTAAATTCCCAGCATTACAGCATCTCTATCCCCCGCTAACATCGCATCTAGTGCATCTTCAGTAGCAAGTTCTTTTCCAATTTTTACAGTTCCACGGCTTAGGACTTGTAGAAGAGCCTTTCCAAGATTTTGTGCTCTTGCAATTGACTCTTCGTCTTTTCCAGTAAGTTCACGAACCTCAACTGTTGTCACGCTCTCCCCAGCAGCATTTGTATAACCGCCAGGGAGAGTAACGTGAACATCAGAAGGAGGAGTAACTACAACTGCTTCTTTTTCTTTTTCAGGTGCTGCCAGTGCTTGTGCAACCATTTGGTTAACAAAGTCTGGATTTTCAGATGCTTTTACGGTTTGAGTAGACATGTTATTTTCCTTTAGTTAGTTAGTTAATTAAACTGCAGTCGTTTGTTGGTCAACTGCTGGTGCAGAAACAAACTTCTTAGAAGCGTCAAATGAAGCAAATGAGGTATCAAATCCTTCGTGAACAAGTGTCATTTGTTCAACAAGGAGTGAGTTATCTCCAGCGTTAAGGTCTGAGTAAGCAAGTGCTGTAGGCCAGCAGTTATAGAACTTAAACCTCATTGCAGTTTGTTCTTGTGCTCCTTCTGCAATAGTCTCTTGTGAGATTGGGTGAGGAAGAACAGAGATTTCAATATCGCAACGGAAGTTTTGATTAATAGTTCTGTATCCACCATTTTGAACTGTGTAGAACATGTTTTTCATCCAGTTCCAGCCTGACTTATTTCCAATTAATACGCCTCTTTGTAGAGTAACTGGTTGGAAAGAAGTTTGACCAGGAATCTGGTGAACGGTTGTATTGTAGCCACCTTCACGATAAGGAATAGAGTCTGTGGTTACAGCCATTCCTGAAACTGAAGTAAAGCCCATAGTTGCTGTTAAATCCT